TTCTCGGCTAACTCTTTATCAATCTGTGCAATTCTTTCACGAGCAGTTAGCTTAGGAGCTAACGCTGTCTTTGAAAGATTTTCTACTTGCTGATCTATTGCACCGACTGTTGTCTCTGCTTGAATACCAACATCACGAATATCTGGTGAAGCAATCGCTGGCTCACCACGCTTAGCAAACTCTGTAACACGAGCAGGGAATACATCTGCTGCACGAGGGAAGTAGGCAAAGCCACCGCCACCTACGCCACGAGAGACACCAAGATTTTCAAATCCTTGGAATCCAAGCTTCTCATATGATGCATAAAGACTATCTACAAGTCCAGCCTTTTGAGCCGCTGCTACAAGTTCAGCATGTGTTGCACCAGCAACATCAATCTCATCTACAACTGATTGAATCAAATCATCCGATGCACCTGCTGCTGTTGCTTCATCAATAAACTTAGAACCTAATTCATTGCCAAGGCGAGTAGCCTGTGGTGAATCTCCAGCCTTAACAAATCCAGTCCATCGAATAAGTTGTGGCTTTTGCTTTGCTGCTACACGGACTACAAGTTCTTCACCGTTACGCAAACCAAGTGTTGCTGGACGATCACCCTTTTTAAGTCCTGCTTCTGCAACTGTGTGAATAAGTCCGGGAGCCAACTGCTCTTGATCTGCAAGTCTAGCTGCATCTTGAACGATGTTGTCATATGCAGGTGCAGCATCAAGGATGCCTTGCACTTCTGCTGCACGAGTAGAACTATTAAGTTCCAATCGGTATTGCATGAAAGTTTCTTCTGCTCGCTTCTCACCTGTGAGACGGGCTGCTTCAGTATCGCCACGCTTAAGATCTGCTAGGTAAGTATTACGGCGTTGATAGAGTTCACCAAATTCAGCATCCATTTGATCTGCTGATGCTTTGGCACTATAAAGAAGATCAGAGATTCTTTCCATCTCTGGCATCATCTCTTCTACATCTTGTGCATGCTTAAGGATGTCACCTTCAAGCATGTCTATATTGCCAGATGCAACACGCTGTTCAGCACGATACTTTGTGATGTCTTCTGCTACATCTTCAAACTCACGCCTTACAGCCTTAAGTGGTGCAGCCTTTGCTTCGGCTGCTCTCGCTGCTGCCTTTGGGCCAACACGAAGTGTGGCACCAAATTTTCCGGTTTCTTTAGATAGCTTTATTAAGCCAACACCCGGAACATAAGTTAATGGGTCTGCTGCTAGGTTAAGAACAAAACCTGATACTGCTTGAAATGTTCTAGCTGCCTTTGTATCTGGATCTTCAAAGAGTGTCTGTGTAAGTCCAGATGCATATGTCCATGGGACATTGCCCTTCATCTTTGGGCCGCCAGCAATCTGAGACTTAAGAAGAGCCTTACCTACTGCAGAGTTACGATCTACTCCAAGGAATCCAGTTCCTACATCGAACTTACCTGTAGTAACTAATGACTTTAATGCCTGACCTGATTGTGTCTCGTCAAATGTGTTGAACAGAGTTGGAACACGACCAGCGGCAACCTGACGGAAAGATGCTTCAAGCAACTCGAATGGAGTTGTAAGTGCCATGAACGCAGTTCGAGTAAGAGGTGCAAGGAAATCTGCAGGTGAACCTTTAGTAGTTTTACCTTGTTCCTTGATCTTAGCCGCTGCTTGAATAGCAGCATTGCGTTGTGTATCTAAGTAAGACTGTGCATCCAATGTAGCTGCTGCATTAGCAGTAGGGCCATAAGGTGTAGCACCGGCTTTAGCAAGTGCTACGACTGTGCCAGCAGATGCTGTTGGATATGTCTTAGCAAGTGTAGATACCTGCTTAGCAAATTGTGGGTTTAAGTATTTCTCTTCTTGGGCTTTACGCCAAGCATCATACTCTGGTGTTCCAGCTGTGGGAACAGCAAATGGGTTTTCTGCCACTAAGCACGACCCTCTGCTTTAAGTCTTTGTGCAAGACGGTTCGTATCAGGGTCAGGGTATCGAGATGCAAGAGCCATGATAAGTCTTGCTGTTTCGTCCTGAGCCTGCGGTGGCATTGGGAGTATTGAAGAACCAACTGGAGAACCCCAGTCAGCACCATCTGTTATATCTCCAGATGTGTTTGGATTTGGTTCATTAAAATTTGTAGTAGGTGCAGATACTCCACCACCCATGTTACCCATGGATACTGGTGTTCCTTCTGCTGCTGCTAATGGTGCATCTACTTGATTTTGATACATTTCTTTACCTGCTCCGTATTGATCTGCAGGGATCTGCATTGCAGCTTGACGACCTGTATATCCGTCTGGTGTGGAGTAAATGCCCGGGCCTGAAACCTTAATACCATCAGCCATTCTTTTTCTCCATCTTCTCAATATCTCTCATTAGTTCATTACGCAAGTGAACTTTTTTCGCTTCGTTCACCCGGTGTGAATGTATTACCCACGCCATTGATTCTAAAAAATTTGTGAATGAGTTACCTATGTTAATAAATAAAACTATTGTTGAATAAACAAAGTCAATCTTTTTAGCAGGACGGGCTAATGCAAAAGGATCTTGCTCTTCATCAAAGCAATCTTTACACATAGCCCGTCCTCTCTAAATTACTTAGCTTTCTTTCCGGCTGCTGAAGCTGGTTTTCCTGGGCCGCCGAGCTTTTGCATCCCTGCTTTACCCTTTGCAGACTTCTTTCCCATTACTGGGCCCTTAACTGGAGCCGGAGCTACAGCACCTTTTTTTGTTCCGAACATGTTGTTCTCCTTGTTGTTAAGCGGCTCCACCTAGAGCTGCCATGAGTTGTGCCATTGCTGGCTGTCCACCACCGGGTTGGCCCTGTGGGGAAATAGAACCTGCAGCCGGGGCCGCTCCCGGAATCCCCATTGGGGATTGCGAAGCACCGGGGGCCATCTCAGTCGCTGCAGGTTGCACCGGAGGTGTAAACGCCTTAGCGATAACACTCTCCAATGATTCACCCTTCTGACGACCTTCGAGGATCATTGCTAACTTAGCAACTGCATCTGATGGATCTCCACCTTGTGATGCGATCATCGGGATCGTTGTAGCAAACTGTGAGATGGCAACACGAAGAGCATCTCTTAGCTCTTCTGTATCTACCTTTTGTTCTTCTTGTGTGACATTGATATTGAACGGTAAGTTACGGCGTAGGAAGTCACGAGAGATTAACTTATCCCCACGAAGCTGCAACCCAAAGATTGCTGCACGGTTTGGATCAAGTCCTGCCATGAGTCCGTATTGAACATCTACTGTGTAGTCGCCATTGATGGCTGCAGATGGTGTATATGTAAGTTCGTATGGGGTTCCATCATCGGATCCACGAATCTTCTTCTTGATATTTCCAAAGACTTTCTCATCCATACAGAATGAGATACCAATAAGGTTAATAAAGAATCGAGCAAAGACTGATTGTGCTGCCTTGATCTGTGAATCAAAGCCACCCATAAGGGCTTGAACACCACGGCCAGTAACAATAGATGCATCGATCTGTCCAGTTCGGCCTTCCGGATAACGAGAACCCATACGGAGTTCACGCTCAAGGGACTGAGATTCAGCAAAAACGCCACCGGGAAGTTCGATTGGAACTCTACGGATTCGTTCTGGTGTGTTAGATCGAAGCAAAGCATCTGGCCCAAGGGTGAATTCTTGGACATCTGGTGGGATAGCAATAGGTGCATTGACTGACTTCTTCGCTGCTTCAAGCTGTAGAAGTGCAAATCGTGCCTTAGCCATCTGAACTGGGATCACATCATCGAACTGACCACGGACTTGACCATCAACTGTAGGGCGTTCAGCCACTTCAGCAAGGATCTTACCCACCAAGTTAGGGGTATTTGATAACATTGCGTTATCTAATTCAGGAACATAGATCATATCCTGATACTTATCGTGGTATCGAACGACTGAAACAGTAGCCTTTACACGATACTTGCGGTCAATCTGTGCTGCATACTCTGGGTATTGAGCCTTTAATGTCTCTGTATCTAGACCTGAAACCGAAGTGATTGATACTAAAGAACCGAAACGATCCTTTTCATAGTAGCAACCGAAGGGTGAAAGCACTCGGATGCGAGGGTTATTGGTCTCAAAGTCATACTCGACTAGAGCTGCTGAGAATCCGTAGGTGTAATAGTGATCTGCTGCCTGATACATCTGGAGTTGCATATCAGAGATAGCCATGTAGTGATTAGCAATACGAGTCCTCAGTTCAGCCTTGCGGCGATCTGAATCCTTTGTCATATTGCTAGAAGAGCAGTTGATTGCTGGCAGAGGTGCAGTTACTTCTGATAGATCTCGTGCTGCAATGTCAATCATGTTAGCGATGAGTGGCTTCGGATACTCATCTGAGAATTGACCAAAGAAGACATCTTCCAAGCGACCCTTACGGACGGCTAATACATCTGCCATCTTGCGGTCACGGTCAACGGAAGAGGTCTTTAGTCTCTCTACCTTTGACGCTACT